ACGCTACGTGCATCAGAGCCATTTGCCCCACCGCCTAAGCGTGCGGTGATTTGATTACTATACTTGTCTAGAAGATTTTTAGCTGTTACTGCATCCGTGGCTTTCTCACTTACACCAGCATAAGAAAGGAGGTTATTCGCCAGTTGAGTCCGATCAGAAAATCCGCCAACGCCAGCTTTATCTGCCAACGATTTAATACTTTGCAAATATGAGTTGGTTGTTTGGGCTTGTTGATTAGCTGTATTAAGGTCTGCGAATTTCTTTGAAAGCTCAGTTTGCGCATTGACTGCTCCTTCTTTTTGCCCAAGAGCCAAGCCAACTCCTTGAGGCTCTGCTGCGCCTTGTGGTTGAATACGAGCGATAGCACGATTTAAAGCGGCAATGTCACTAGGATTGGTGGTTGCTGCTAACTCTTGCTTAAGAATGGAAATTCTATCGTCTTGGCCTGGCTGCATTACGCCGGATTGAGTCTGTGATGGTACTTGTGTACCTGCTGGGAACCCGCTATTTGCGATAGTTTGTGAAATAGTTCTTGGAATTGGGCGTCCTTGTGTGTCAACAGGAAGAAGATTCTGATCAGTAAGTGTTTGCTGATTTTTACCTTGCAGTGTCGCAGCATTAGATGCGGATACTGCATCTAGACCGCCAGATACTGGCTTAGTTGACCATGATCCGTCTGGAGCATGGATATTAACAAACCCCGGAGGAGCGGCGGTTGGCAAACCTTGAATTTGTCCGCTTGTATCGGCATAAGCGCCTTCTCCAAGACGTGTTGGAGTAATATGATTTGCTTTATTTAATGCATCTATATTAGCCTGTCTAGGATCAAGTCCACCAGCGACAGCCATTCTTGTAGCATCAGTAGGGTCTGATTGTTTCCAATATGCTTGCGATGCTGGGTCTCCTCCCATTTGTCCAATTAACTGCCCTCTAATCAATGCAGGCAGACCGAATCTATTATCTGGCTGAGATTGAGCTGGTTGAGGCTGGCTTTGCGTAACATTGCCGCGCAAAGCATTAATCATCGGTTGCGATGCACCTTGAGACTGCTGCGTCATTGGCATAGCTGCTTGTGGCGATACACCTATTGGTCCTGCTTGGCCCTGTTGTGCAGCATCTGGTATCAAGGTGTCTTGATTTTGCGATACTGACTGATCTGATGGCGGCTGTTCTTGTGCGCTTTGCTGCCTCAGCATAGACGCCATTCTTGCGGTTTTAGTTGATCCAGCAGGAGCGTTACTTAACACATCCGACATACGATCTGACATGTCTTGATTAAGCGCCGCAGATTTCTTATCTTCACTTTTTTGGAAATAAGCGCCCGCTCCTGCCTGTAGTAATTTTGCCAACCCTTGAAATGCGCTAATAGGAACAACACGCGCTGGGCCTGCTCCAGTAACGGTCTGCTGCTCTAGTGGAGTAGACCCTTGCTGTTTTAGCATATCAATCATCTGCTGACGTCGCTGCAATTGCATTTGTTGCGCTGCGATATCTGGTGCGATCATGTTCTGCACCATTGTCGGGCCTTGCGTTACATATCCACCTTGATTAGCCATTAATAATCTCCATAACTTTTAAAGCCTTAATAATTATGCGAACATCATCGCAGCGGCTGACAATGCACTTATACCTGCCTGCGTATTGGCATTACTTTGTGCAGTATTGGCATTATAAGCACCCATCTGATTATTGAATTGGTTGTTATATTGCGTAGCTGCATCGACTGGCGATATGTTCCCGCTGCTTCCTCCTGAGAACTGCGGAGATGTTACTTGAGATCCATTTCTGAGGGAATTAAGTTCGTTCAATGGATTATCACGTTGCAGCATAATCTCATTAATATCTTGCGTTCTGGCCGTATTACTCAAGTTTGCATTACCGATTGCTTGTCCATACAATTGAGATTGTGCCGCATTATTCGCTCCCATAGACGAAAGATTTTGCCCAAACTGCTGCGCATTTGCTGAGTTACCAAGCTGCGCATTAGCCAATGATTGATTAAACCCTTGTGCTTGCGCTGAATTAGCAAAATTCCCTGCTCCTAGTGCTTGATTATAAGCATTTTGATTAGATGATAACCCTTGCCCATAAAGCTGATTTTCAGCAGCCAATCCTTGAGCAACGGAATTATCGCTCGCATTTTGGTACGCCTGAGTACGTTGCAGACCAAAGTTATTAGTCGCCCGATTCCACGCATCTGAATTTTGCATTACACCTTGTTGTGTAAGTTTATTTTCAAGATCGTGCTGTTGTTGATCATATTGTGGGTCAAGGTAGGCTTTTTGTTGATTAAATGAAGCTTGCTGAGCTTGGCTCATTAATCCTGATAATTGATCACCACCAACTAATGCAGGGATACCGCTTGTATCAAGTTTGTTCTGTATTGACCCATATCCAGCCGTTGTTTGTAAATTATTTAAATTCGACTGATTAACATTACTCTGTATACCTTGACCAGCGCTGCTTACTGATCCGTATAAACTCGGAGCGCCAGAAAAATCAAGCGGTGAACTAAGCGCATTAGAGACGCTACCTAATTGATTGTTCCCAATATTTGCCAATGACAAACTATCTTTATTATTGGCGTCAAGAAGTGCTTGTTGGGCTGGTGCTAGACTTATATTTGAAGACCATACGTCTGGCCCTGTTGTTGTAAATGCAGATTTATCTGGTGCTCCTCCGCCACCACCGGAGCCTTGCATACCATTTAGAAACGATGACGCAGGATTAAGCGACCCGGCAGCGGCGGACCTTAGACCGCCCATAAATCCGCCACCGCTATTTGAATTACTAGAATTATATCTACTTAGTGCCGCATCATATCCTGCCTGATCAAATGTTGACGGGCCAGTTGTTTTTGTCCATGTCAAATTACCCCATGGTGTTACTTGGTTAGTGTGTTGTAGCGCAGCAGAATCATTGGCCGCGGCAAGATTTGCTTGTGACTGTGCATTAATAGCGACTGTTGGGTCTGGTGGTGGTGGTGCTGAAGGCGTTGATTTACCCATTTTTATTCCCTATCCATTTGCAGTTAATCTTTTGCATTTCAAAAATAACGACATCAATCCCATTTTCTCCGCCGCCTTTTATCGTATAAATCTGGTTAAATCCGACATGTTTTGTGAACTTCATTGAATCAATATTATTGATATCAACGATATTGATAACCGCGTTGCATTTCAATTGAACAAATACATAATTAAATACGGCATTTAAGAAAGACCGGTTTAGCCATCTTTTCCCAACTCCTGCGCAATGTATTGAACATCTCGCATGTTCTACATATTCATTTACTACAACGCCGCCGATTATTTCTCCATTTTTTTCAATTCCTATGGACTGGTAATCCCGCCATTTATTTTTTACTCCTATAACTTTTGATACCCATTCACAAACACGTTCATTTTGGTCAAAAATTATCACAACACTCCACCGACATTAAAAACATATTCAACTGATTGCCATTGAACCGAACTTTTGTTATTAATAATGCGCATATGCAATGCTCCAGCATCTCCCACTCCAGAGACACTTTGCCAATCTTTCTTGATTGAAGATATATCACCCCAAGGAAATGTATTCCAAGCACCAGTGTTCCATGGAGTACCAGTTACGCCTGAAAAAGACGGCGTTGCGGTTGGATATGTATCTGAAAAATCCATATCCATACCAAGTGCAGCAGTCATATTGCCAGCGGTTTGAAATATCGGTCTAACCATGAGTATTTGTTTTTGAACGCCTGGCGCACCAAAATATTGAAACGCTGTTTTAACCTCGCCAAAAATATATGCTCCTGCATCAGAAACACCTACATCAGCCTGAGCAACATAAGCACTATTAGCCGAATCACCAAGATTGCTGCCAAAGTATAATTTGTCGCCCATTACAGCAAAACAATTCGCATTCCAATTAGTAAATCTACACCACGCACCAGATACGGTATTCATCACATACTGGTATTGTGTTTTACCTTCTGTTTGAGGAACATTGATAATTAATTTATTGCCAATAGGGTATAAAGTACATTCCCATCCGAAATTATTCGCATATGCTTGAACATCATTATTTATAAGATTAGTGATCTTATTGCTTATTGCATCTTGAACTTGACTGCGGTCGGTGAGTAGCGCCTTAGATAGTGGGAATAAACCATCCGCACTGACAATACTCACATCAGCACCTACTTTCACAAAACATCTACGTCCTATTGGCCTTCCGATTCTAAATGTCCCGACTATACTCCAGTCAGTTGCAGATGATGGATCAGATCCTTGATACATTGCAATCTCACCTTGAGATGAGATAAATACGGCATACTCATTAATTCCGCTTGCATTATCAATTGTCCACGTTGCCATCGCCATAAGATAGCCGCCAAGTTTAAATAGTGGCGTCAAATCTAATTGTGATGCGGCACCGCCGACTGAATTAACAGGCATATACCAAACAGAAAGGCTATTTATTGGTATGAAATAGAGCCTATTTTTATAGGCATTAACACCAATAAATGTAGCCGAAGAAACACCGGTAATCGCTGGGAAAATGACGTATGTACCGACAACTGAAGCTGAGCCTCCAGGGTCTGATGCCATTACATAAGTAAATGTAGACGCTCCTGTTACGGTAATAATGTAGGCTCCAGCATAGATAGAGGATGTCTGTCCTGATAGCGTTACTTGATTGTTTGTAGCTAATCCATGTGGCGATGATGTTGTCACAGTTGCGAGCGTTCCAACTCGCGTAATACTTGAGATGGTCTGTGCTGTCGCGGTAGTCGCAGTCGAAATCCAATTTGTGCCGTTATACAGAAGCGCAGGATCGACACCATTCACACAAAATAAATATTGTCCACCAGTAGTTCCAAAATTTACATGCTGCCACCGAGCGTTTGCCCTTCCAGTAACAACTGCCGCTCCAACTACGCCAGTAGTCGTCACGTCATATATTTTTGTGCTTGCTGCAGCAAATAATTTTGATGTGCCAGTTGGCTGGTTATACGGCATCAGGCTTTCAACACTTGCTGCAATACCAGTAACGATTTTATTAAATCCCTTACGCAAATCAACTGTAGTAGGCGTTGGGAATAAATTATCTAATGTAACTGCATCATTTGGTGGCATTGCAGCAAGTGCATCACGCGCATTTAGTCCGCCAATTGGCGCGGGAGCTGATTGCGTTTGAGATTTTCTTCCCTGACCTGTATAAGCTCGTGGTTTAAGCATTTAAATAGGCCACGATCCAATAGGAACTACAACACCAGCACCTTGCATTTCTACGCGCCCCATATTCAATGTTTGGCGCTCTGTATTTCGCACGATTGCATTTGTCACGTCGCGTTGATATGTTGAGAAGTCTTCTCCGTAATCCAATCCTTTTGCCTGCTTCCATCTCCAAACAAGGCCGTCTGTGAGCATGTCTTCATCGAGCTTGCTGATGTCTGCATCTGCACTGAATGCGGACTTAGAAACTGCACCAGTTGAATCGGTACACCAGTTTTTACTCTGATATTCAAAATAATACGATTCACCAGCAGCAGGCACAGAAAGCAAAAGAAGCAGACCACCACGTATGCGATATTTCGGAAATGGGCTTAATACTCCCCATGCTTTATAGTTTTGCCACTCTTCAGCGGTCATACTTCCATAGGCAGGCATGCGTGTTGACCTGTCCCAGATAGTATTACCGATGATGTATTTTATGCCCGGGGCGATTGTTGCCAATGCTCCTTGGCTTTCAGTTGCGACAGTAACAAATGACGCCTCCGTTTGTAGCTCCTGCCAATCGTAACTAAGTCCAACAGATGCGCCAGTAGATAACTCTTTGCCCTCTTTATTCAAAAGAGCCAACATCTGAATTACGCGCAATTCAGCCGATCCTATGACAACGCTTGGCGTGTCAATGCCAATGCGCTGGCACGCCTGCTGTACGATTGTAAGGAGGCTCATTACGACGTAGTTCCAGTGCCGATTTGTTTCATTGTTGCCGCTGTAGTGCTGGTAAATGTCAGCAAGAAATCTCGGAATGTATTGGTTGCCATGGTCAATGTACCAGTCGCGGTAACTGATGCGTCCATGGTCAGCGTCAACGTACCACCATTGGTGTTGATGATTCGAACAAACCAAGAGAAGCCGACAACCGCATTAGGTATCTGCGCGAACATTTGCGCGGCTGTACGCGTGGTTAGTGCAGTAGCACCAGATTGCGTTAAAACGCAAATTGCAGCACCTTCCATATTCCCAGCCGCCAAAGTGCCGGATGCAACTGAAATTGAAGCTAACTGAGTAATTGGCGTTGGCGCATTGCCAACAAAACCAGCGTTCAGTGTTGTCGCATAGGTGAAACACATTGCTTGTCCAGGCGAAACGAAGCAAGCAATATTTGTTGCCAATTGCCCTAGCGCCCCGCCGACAGGCGGATACACAGCCAAAGGATTTGCTCCATTATTGATGACGGTAACTGACTTGCTGACCTCTCCAATTGGAAGAATGACGCCAGCAGCAGCTCCACAAGTAGTAATCGTGTTAATGTCAGTTGTAAGCGCTGTTGCTGTTGCTTGGGTTGTACCAGCGGCTGATATACTACCTGTCTGGAAACCAACAATAGCACTTTGTGCTAAAGCAGATAGTCCGTAAATTTGCGATGCTGTAGTCATGATTATTCCTTTAATTATGCGGATTCAGCTTTTGGCCTTCCGCGTTGTGGTTTGTCTTCCTGAACTTCTTTTTTGAGTGCCATAAATTCTTCAATAAGGCTTGATAGCTTAGTTTTCAGCGTATCATTTTCAACTTGCAATGCTTGAATCTGCTCTGCTTTTGCATCACCAGATTCAAGCCATAATTTTGCTTTGTCGCGCAGATCGCGGCCTCCAACGCCGTACATGCCGATAGCAGACTCATTCCATGCCTTAATTTGCTCAACGGTGAATGTACTCATGGCGTGCAGATTGGTAACTTGTGCAGGCGTAAGAATCGGCCAATTGCGAACAGGGTATCCTTCTTCTGGTGTCTCGTAACCCTTTTGCCAGTTTGAATAAAGTGTGTCGAGGCGGTCAACCCATTCCATCGGTATTGATGGCGGCATGCCATTTGCTCCGGTTGCTTTCAACCGCATTTGCGCAATCCACTCAGTTGCAACGCGCTCCGTCTCATCTTTTTCGCCGATCTGCTTAACGTAGACCATATCAATATCTTTGGTTACAAGCCGACCAAGTTTGATCGTTTCATTTCTATCTTCTTTGGCTACTTTTCCAAAACGGACTGCTGGTGCTTTTTCTTGTGGGATTTGCGGTGTCATAAGGGTTGCCTTATTTTGATTTAATAAAAAAGCCCACGTCTAAGGTGGGCTTGTGTTCTCGGATTACCTGTTTAGGGTTCCGGCATAAAACGTCCGCCGAAGCGGGTCAATCATTAGACTGTCTGACCTTGTACGAATGCGTTTTGAGCATCGATCAAGACATACCCAGTCAAAGTGCCAGTTACTGATACTGAGCCTGTTGCAGTAGCATTCTGGACGGTGGTGCCACCAGATTGGTACATGGTCACAGTCTTATTGTCAGCAGCAATCGTACCGACAATAGTCGATGCAGGGATGCCGGTGCCAGTAATTACCAAGCCCTGGAACCAGCCAGAAGCATCAGTTACTTTCAACACAGACGAACCATTCAACGTTTGCGCTGTCTTGACGATAGTGCCTGTCGCAGCCAGAACAACGTTTGCATTCAACAACTGGCGGCCATTGCCCATTGTGTTCAAACTACCAGCAGTCGATGCATGAATGCCGATAGGCGTCAACGCAGCGACAGAAGTGGCAGAAAGAACTGGCAATTTCCCTGTGACTTGCGCCCAGAAATAAGCGCCGATAGGTACGGCAGGATTTTGACCTGTGAACCCTACTGGTGCACCAGTGTTTGCTGTAGCTGGATTCGCTACGGT